AAGCCTGCCGCGTATCTGCCACAGGCTCCCGTCTGCTGGTGATCTGATCGTTCGTCCTCTTAGGCAAGGGCAGGCGGTGTAAAAGCCGTCTGCCCTTTTACAATGCGTAGTGCAGCAGCGGAGGAATAAACCGTAGCAGGCTGCATAGGGTTGTTGGTTGCAAACGGCAACCGAATAGGGGTGCAAGTCCCCCGCTACGCTTCTCGGTCCCATCGTCTAGACTGGTCCAGGACTCCTCCCTTTCACGGAGAAAACACGGGTTCAAATCCCGTTGGGATCATTGGATTCGCTTGTGGTGTAACGGTAGCACAGGAGGTTTTGGTCCTCTTAGTCCTAGTTCAAATCTAGGCAAGCGAACTGTTAAGGCTGCGTTCAAGAGCGCGGAAAAGGTAAATACAGGGCATGGAAACGCTAACATATATTTCAATCGGGGTGGCAGTCACCAGTTTTTTAGGCGCGGTAGTGGCTAAAGCCTACCTTATAGGGTACGGGCGCGGCTACGGCGACGGCAAGCACTGCGGCTTCACAGAGGGGCTGTACAGGGCTGCTGAACGGGCGCACCGGCAGGCAGCACGGCAGGAGTTTTGGGTGGGCTGATCACACCACGATCTGTAGTTCTACAGACGGGCGTTTTGTGGGTATCAAGAGTTCGGTGTTTTGACCGTTCCTGTCTTCAGATACTACTTGCTCGTTGAAATAGATTCGCGCACGGTTCATGGTTAGAGTTTCGTCTGCTGTGTAGCGCACTGTATACTGACGAACGTTATTTTGTGAAAGTGTTGCAACATACTCCACTTTTACAATATCGTTCTGTTTCAATGATGAAATATCTGATACAGTTTTTTCATCGGGATTTGTCAGTTCAACATATCCCAAACCTGTGTTTATGTTTTTTGTCGTTGAGAACTCTGCTGTGGTGTAGTAGTTTGTAATATTACCCAATGACAAACCCGACACAACAAGCACGGGACCACGTGGACCAACTGTCTTGTCGGTGATGGTGCATACTACACTTCCAATTACTATTCCTTGTTCTTGATCTGGTGACACAATACTGCAAGTGAAACCCACTGTAGCCGCTGCGTTGAATGTGCTCCACCGTTTTTCTGCTTCACAAGACGCATCAACATACGAGATTGTCGCAGTTGTGCCTGTAGGTGTGATCATTACTCGCACACCTTCCACAGAAGTTACTTGGCTCTCTGTTCCTGTATAGAAACGGCAATTGGTTAGTGCAGTTCCTCCTATTTTTAGGTCAGACGACTCAACGGAGAAAAACTGTAGTGCGTTTTTAGGTGTGCCGTCGTCCTCAATCATCACTGAAACAGAGGAGTTTCCTGAAGTTTTCCATATGCTCATGTATTCTGTTATGTCAAACGTCACTTTTTGCGGCATTTCTGCGCTGTCCCACGAGCCTTTTACCGCAATGCCTTGAGCAGATGGTTCAATGTCTCCACCTGAAGTGGTCCATGTATCAGTGTATCGTTCGCTGGGCTTTGTCCAAGACGCAGAATCGTCAACTGATATTCCCAATGGCAACAGATACGCGTACAAATCATGAGAAACTGATTGTTTTTCTGTTGTCTCAACCACCAGTGACGCTTTTCCTATCTTGTAGGTGTCGTCTGCTGTGGTTCCAATAGTATTTTGGATGGAGGATATGATCAGGCTTTGCGGATTGAAGGAAAAAATGCTCTTGAAGGTTCCTTCATCCTGAACTGTACCCACTTTCACATACGATCTTTCCCTATAGAGAAGATTGTTCCCTATTCCTCCCAAATATTCGGTGGATGAAGGATCAACACCGCCTTCAAGATCCAAATCTGTGATCTCTACAAAGCGATTGGGTATCGGATCGTATATTTTTGCTACGTATTCCGATACTTTGTCGGTTATGTATGTGTCTGTTGGCTGAAGTTTGAGAGAAATGGTTACTGAAGGGCGATTGTCCGTGGTTACAGTTGACCTCTGAAACAGGTTTCTCTGAATATTGTTGAACATCAACCCCTCCGAACGCCGATCAGGAGGCGTAGAATGAGAATGTTAGACCACTTGAGGTGTTGCTGGGTGCGTTGCTTGCCGAAAGAGCAGGGTAGAACACCTTGATTTTGTCAATATTGTCCACCTCAAAGAACATTTCGTCGCCGTGATACATCACATACGACGCCCCAACGTTTGAAGCACCGTAAACAGCAGCATCGGCTTCGGAAATGACGCACATGATCTCGTTCTGTGACGAGTTTGCACCGCTTGGAACACGCGAAACCTTGATGCGAACACCCATTTCGCAAGTGAATCCCGATGCGCCGTTGTAAGATGTGAGATTTACGGGTGTATTTCCGACAAAACCAGTGCGAGACATGAAAGATGCCACGCGCTTTACCTTTGTTACATTCACCGCAAGCGCATTTTGCGTGCTGTGGGGCTGATTTGCAGGCACAATAGTGTCTTGGATGGCAGCAAGACGGTCGCCAACGTTGGTTTTGATCTGATTGTAGATGGATGCTTCATCAGAGAAGTCCTGTGCACCAACAGAAATCTTGTCGGAGTACAGTGCTTTCTTTACTGCAAGGAGATAATCGGTGTTGTTCTTGACTTCTCCAACCTTGCCCTGAATATTTGCGGTTTGTGTGTCAAAACCGCTCACCTCTACAGGCAAGAATCCGCCAGAACTTCCTGTAACAGTAATTGCGCCACCGCTAGTGCTACCTGCTATCCATACAGGATAGCCTGCGTTGGGCGATCCTTGGATTGGCAGTGCACCTGCATAGGTTGCAGTTACTCCGACAAGAGTATCAAATGTTGCACTTGCAGAAACTGTGAAGGTGATGCCATTGTTTACGAGATACACATTTAGCGCACCAGCACTCCATCCTGCTCCTGTGGAACCGCCAACACGAACAAGGTTTCCGTTCTTGTCAACCGCAGTGATGTAAGTGGGAACTGTAGACTTACTGTCGTCGTCGCTGTCTCCCTGACCAACCACGGTAATGGTGTCGGTTGTGTAGTCTATGGCACGAATATCCAAGTCCGCAGCGGAAACCGTAACACCTGTTCCGTACTTTACATTGACATTTAGTGCGTTGTTTTCAGAGAACAGCGATTCGGCTGTTTCTCCGTTGAAACCAAACAGACCAACAGATACGGTTCCAGCGGTTCCTCCACCGTAAACTGTGATTGTATCGCTTACTGCTGTCAGACCACGAATGTCTACAGTTCCAAAAGTGACACCGAGTGCAGTTGCACCTGAAATACCCCATACTCCGAAGCCTGTAAGTGAAGTTATACTTACGGGCAGAGCAGAAGAAACGGTGATTCCTACAGGATAGCCGCCGCAGATGCCTTGAACCTTGACGTAATCTTCGTCACCCAGAGTACCATCGCCAAGCGTACCGCCGTAGAGGGCGCGAATATCTAAATTTGAAGAAGAAACGGCTACTGTTCCTACGGTTACTCCTACAAGAGCACCGCCCGAAACTCCTTCAACCTGTACGGCATTTCCAGTGAAGCCTGTTACATTTACTGCAAGACTGTAGTATCCAGATGAAGCCAAATAGTCGTAGCGCGACCACGCACCAAACGCCTGAACGGGAAGTGGAGTGTCGCTGCTGATGTTTGTAACAGAGTCGCCAGTGCCGTAGACTGCCTTCACGATCTGAAAGTGAGCCGTTTCGCCGCCAAAGGGGTTGACATAATCACTGGCTATGGTATAAGTAGTTCCGCCTGTGACGATCTCGTAATTGTCGCTGGTTGCTCCCATTGGCTTCTCCGTGGGGGTCTGTTCTGATAAATAGGAATACCTAACTCTATGTATACTTTAGAAAGCAAGGCTGAAATGGACATGACTAACCTGCGATTCCCCCGTGAAGTGGAAAACCATGTGAAGAAATTCGGCGTTTCGTATATTGACGCGGTGATAGCGGTGTGTGAGCAATACGGAATAGAGCCACAAGTAGCCGCAAAGTTCCTCAACAAGCCCATCATTGAAAAAATCAAGGCTGAAGGGCAGGAACTAAACCTACTACCAAAAAAGACTCGTTTGCCTGTTTGACGCTTGACAGCGGCAGGGTAGGCATTACACTCTACATACTGATGGCAGGGCAGTCCTGCCTATACATCAACACACAGCGTACACAACGTACAAGGAGACAACATGGGTTTCAATGACATGAAGAAGCAGTCCAAGACTGCGTATCAATCGCTCGCGTCCGAGATGGAGAAGATGACCAAGCGTTCAGAGTCCTACAAGGACGACCGCCTGTGGCGAGCAGAGACAGACAAGACAGGCAACGGCTACGCGGAGATCCGTTTCCTCCCCGCACCAGACGGTGAGGATCTGCCGTGGGCGCGCATTTGGCATCACGGGTTCCGTGGTCCGGGCGGGTGGTATATTGAGAACTCCCTCACCACCATCGGGCTGAAGGATCCTGTTTCGGAGATGAACAACGTGCTGTGGAACAGCGGTTCGGATTCGGACAAGGCAATTGCCCGTGACCGCAAGCGCAAACTGTCGTACATTTCCAATATTCTCGTCGTGAGCGACCCCAAGCACCCCGAGAACGAGGGCAAGGTGTTCCTGTTCAAGTACGGCAAGAAGATCTTTGAGAAGATTCAGGGTGCAATGAACCCCGAGTTCCAGGACGAGAAGCCCATGAATCCGTTTGACTTTTGGACGGGCGCGAACTTCAAGTTGAAGATTCGTCAGGTGGACGGCTACGCAAACTACGAGAAGAGCGAGTTTGCTGCTCCGTCCGCGCTCTTGGGTGGCGACGATGCCGCGCTTGAGAAGTTGTGGAAGACGCAGTATTCCCTGAAGGAGTTCACGGATCCCAAGTCGTTCAAGACGTATGATGAGTTGAAGGCTCGTCTGCAAATGGTGCTTGGCGACGATATCCGTGCGGTGGCTACGGAGTCAACCGCAAAGGGTGGTGCGGAGCGTGCGTCGTTTGACGATGAGGAGGACACTGCTCCTCCTGCTCGCAAGCCTGCTCCTGCTCCTGCGGCACGGAAGCCTGCTCCAAAGGTGGAGGAGGACGAGGACACCACCAGCGCACTCTCGTATTTTGAGAAGTTGGCAAGCGACGAGTGATTTAGGAATACCTACCCCTTGCGAAAAGAGGCACCTTCGGGTGCCTCTTTTTGTTTTAGAATGAGGAGTGGATCATCCTTTGAGCCTCTTTTATCGTTGGCTCGTTATTGCGGATTCTCAAGTCGTCGTTGAAGTTGTTCGTGGTGTTGTTGATTTTTGTGTTCACAGATGAGTTATTTGAGATTGGAGCAGCCGTTGGTGCCGCAGCAGCAGCCTTTGCTTCGCTCAATGCACCCATTTCTGCATTGTAGGAACCAACCATCTTGCCAACATTTGTGTTTGGTGTGGCAGGGGCAACTATTTCGCCGCTCACTTCGGTTGCAGACGCTTCGCCACCCATGCCCTTTGCTCCCGCTGCGGTATTTACTGCTGCACCCATTTCACCCACAGCACCTTCAGCAGCCTTTGATTCTTTTTGATCTTCTGCACCACCGATCTCAAGAAGAGAACCCACACCTGGAATAGATGAAACCATGTCATATATTCCTCTACCGCCTATTGCATCGGCAAGAAGTTCAGCAATTTTTCCACCTGCCCATGATCCGCCGAGTGTTCCTACTAGTGTTCCAAATCCAGGTACAGGAATGAGAGAACCTAGCAGACCACCACCGATAGAACCTAGAACTTCACCTACTGTTCCTACAAGCGTTCTTCCTATTCTTTCTTTTTTCTCATCTGGCGATAGTTCGGGATCGTTCTTTATTCCAGCAATATCAAATGCACCCATTGCTCCAGATATGAGAGCACCCAGCCCAGGAAGAGACACTATGCTCTTGACTATTTTTCCTGCTCCAGATTTTACTGCGGGTCCGAGTGCTTTTACAGGATTAAGTCCACTCACCGCTCCAGAAACCGAACCCCATGCCTTGCTTAACCATCCGCTTGCTTTGGTAGCCATTCCTGCGCCTGCTTTAATAGCAGATGATCCTACAGACTTAACTGCTCCAACTGCTTTGGAGCCAAGGTTAGTAGTTGTTTTTGCCATAGCCGAAACGTCTTTAAAAAGAGAGGTGGTCTTGAAGGCACCTAGAGCCTTGCTCCCAAGTTTGCCCAATCCCCCTATCGCAGATCTTCCTGCTCCACCAACACGAGTCATCAATCCACCCATTGCTTTTGTTGGCAGCAGATTCATCAGACCACCCGGACCAAGCATACTGGCGATTGAAGAAAGTATGCCGCCACCTCCTGCTTTTTCTGCCGCGCCAGCAGGGGCAGATGACCGAGCGACATTTCCAAGTTTCTTCATACCTTCCAATTCCGACTCGCGTGCTGCCAATTCATCAGTAGAAGGACCGAAGCGATCAACGAGAAGTTCGCGTATCTTGCGAACCTCTGCGTGTATTTCTCCCAACACCCCACCGCCGCCTTCCATTCCCTTCAACAAACCAGGAATTTTGGACGCTGGAGATCCTCCAAGGCTTGCCGCTGCTCCTTCTCCCTTTTGCTTTTCGGAAGACAGCGCACCAAAAACCTTGCTGCCTCCACTACCGAGTGCCTTCTGCTGAAGAAGAGTGCCAGAGTAGCCTTCTAATGATTCTTTAGCCTCGCGTTTTTGCTGTAAGAATTCTGATACAAGACCGCCAACTATTGGTATTTTGGAAGCCAATCTTTCGGGAATTCGCTTTTTGAAGTCCATTGCCTTGTCTTTCACAAATTCTCTGAAAGACGTTTGCTTTTTAAGTTGCTCTTCAACAGGCGCAATTACCCTGTTTAGTTCTTTTGCTATTTCAGACTGCGACCCCTGAGTCTTTTGAGCCATATCACGTATGAACTTCAGTTTTTCGTAAATGACAGCCGCTTCAGCATTAGATGCTGTCAGGGTGTCATCCGCTAACTGCACTGTTTCTTTGAAGAGGGTTCTTGCTGCTCTTCCTGCGGGATCGTCTACTTTAAATTTTGATGCGTTGGATTCAATGTAATCAAGCAACTGCTGTCGTATGCTTATTTTGCTGTCAATGCCAAGAACTATTCTGTCCAAGGCTCCTGTGGAAAATCCCATCTCTTGGCGTTGCTGAATGATAGAACGCAGGAAATCAACTTGATTTTCCATTACTGCTGTTGTGGCAGCGGATGGAACTGCTGCTGGTGCGGTTTTTTGAACAGGCAAGAACCTTCCACCTGGACCGCGTTTTCGCGAGGCAGCAAGATGCTGATGTAGGGTTTTACCCTTGGGTGTTCGTTTGCCTTTTGCCATGCTGTTCCCTATTAGTCATGGTGTATAGTGGTCACAGTGGCTTGCGATTTGATACCTTTTCCCGTTCCTTTTTTAAATGCTGTATGAGCATTTGTATGTATACCTCTCGCTCCCAAGGTATCATGCCTTCTATTTCTGAAAGCGAGTATCCGTGGTTCTGCATGAGGCTGAAGTTCAGTTGGTAGTATGCCCCCAAGTCATTGTGACAGAGGGCTATGGAAAAAAATCTGATACGCTGCTCAACTCCGTGTTTACCATGTGTTTGCACGACGGACACGTAAATTTGAATGAATACCGCAGTTCAGGTGTGGACTGCACAAATTCCATCATCTTTGCAAACTGATCTGGTAGCAGGTTATCTACAAACTCTCCCAATTGCTTTGGATCAATCTCACTTGTAGGATGAACTTGGTCATCAAGAATCACCGACTCAATGCACTTTCTTGCCAAGTCAAATGCAATTTCTACTTCGCTCTTGTTGTAGTCAAAATCATGAATAGACGGGTAGCGCATCACCAACGCCAAGTTATCCGATAGTTTGATTGTGTCGTCTATCTTTGGCTTGTCTGCATTTGTAACGGCGATGTCGTCCAATTTGATTTTTATGGTCGTGGTGGTTTTGCAGTTGGAACACACCACTTGGGGCTTTACTTCTTCACCAACAGACTTAGCCCGTATTTGCAGGAATGCGTATTCTGCATCAGCAGAGCAGAGTTTCTTGGTGTCAAGAGCGTCGTTGGTGCACGCTAAAATCACATTTCTCATGGCATTGTTGATGCCGTTGATGTCCTTTGTCTGTAGTGCCATGAGAAGAATCTTTTCCTCTCGCACCACAAAAGGTCTAAACTTGCAAGTAATTTTTGATACTGGAAGGGTAAATGTGTATTGTGGAAGGGCAGCAGCCTGTAAATTCAGTGTGGTCATAGTGTTCCTTTTCAAACGAATATCAAGTATTTATGTCACCCTCCAAGCATTCCGTTCAGGGTTCCATCGGGACCAATTCGGTCTATCCCACCGCCTGCCCGTGGAACGAATCGCTGAATGCTTGCATTACCTGAAGGCTGTGATGGGGGGTTTTCACCGCCCCTTGGTCGGTTTCCAAAATATGTGGGTGTGTATTTTCTGAAAGACAGGGTAACGTCTTGGCGCATGAACTCGTTGTCCTTGTCGTAGCCCACCTGCAAGTCTCCGATAGCCTTTGGATATACCTCTTCCAACGTGAAGGTATACAACCCTTGGTCTTGACGATTTAGAACGTCAACATCCACAATGGTGGTGTAATCGTTGTAAAACCCCATCTTGTAGTTGTAGATGCTTGATACTCCACCCATCCATTCCTCAAAAAACTTGCGTTCGCGGAGATCCTCTGAAAGAATGACCGAAAGCGTCACCTCACCACTATAGATCTGCTCATACGGCATATTTCGTGCAGGACCGTATAGCCTGAATGGTGTGGTTGAGAATGCTCGTCCAGGAATGGTGATGGAATCGCACCGTACCGCAAGAGATCTCATCAATCCAAAACGCGCAGTGCCCATGAAACGTGGGGTGTAAATCGCTACTTCGTAGCGGTTGCTGTACGCAAGTCCAGAAGACTGAATCTCCTGAACTAGTTCGTTTATGTTTGCTGGTCTGTATGCCATTCCTTACCTTTGCTTGATTGCTTTCTTATACGAGTCTCTGAATATAGTAATTGGTCTTGCTTTTTCTATTCTCATGGTGTTTGACTGCACCATTTCCTCCCATAGTTCAAATGGAACCACTATTGGTCTTCGTTTCATGCCTTTCCATGAGTATGCCCTGTAGCAAGGTCTAAAAAATTTGAACTGCCGTCGCGCTTTTAGTCGGTCGTAACTTACACGCAACCGTGTTCTCCACTCTTCGGATGCGCGTATGGCAGGCAATCCTCGCATTATGACATCAAAAAGGAATTGGCGGTGAATTGGATCAATATAGTGGACGTTTACTCCAGAAAACCCCCCTCTGTAAGTTTCTGTGACAAGCACAAGAGGATACTTGTCGTAGTATGTATTTCTTTCTTTAAAAGTTTCGTTTTGGGGTTTGTATTTAAAAAACACTAGTTGACCCTGAAACACTCTGGTCGGTATTGATAGTTTGTTTGCAGCGTTCATCAACTTGAGGAATTCAATGTATGTTTGGTCTGTTCCCCCTAAAACGGTAGTGGTTTCCTCTAGTATTTCTTTTAGTTCGTTTTTTATATTGTCGGGGGTCATGGCTTCTTTCTGAATAAGTGGTCTTCTGTGAGTATCTTAAACTCCCATCCCTGTGCTTCGCTCACCTTCTTAGCCGCTTCCCACTTTGCCGTATTGACTGCCCATGTCTTTACTTCGTTGATGTAGGCTCGGGTGACGCGTGATCGCTTTTCAGGTGCGCTGCACTGCTTCTTGGGCTTAATCTCTATGAGCCAAGTCTTGATTCCTTCGGGGGTCTTGATTTCAATTAGAAAATCAGCGTAGTATCGGTGGGGCTTTCGGTCTACAGGACTGATGTATGGGATGGCAATCTCTTCCGATGCCCATCTCAGCACGTTGGGGCTGGTGTCACAGTATTTCATGAAACGCCGCTCCCACATACTCCTGTACGTGATTTTTGTGGGATCGCCCATGTATTTGGACGAGTTTTGCGGTCTAAAAAATCCCTTGTATGCCATTATAGATATGTAGAAGCCTCCCGAGGAAAATAAATGGACCCAGCATACGCTTACGAAACACGGACAAGGGACGGTGTTGCTGCCTCTACATTAGCCCCAACAGTCGCTTTTGTGCGAACTCCGGGCGTAGATGGCGTAAAGCCGTTCATATCCACAAATCGCTCAACCTCTTCTCAAAAATTGATGGAGAAGATGTTCAATGACCAAATGGATACGGATGTCATGCGTGCTTTGGAGGGCACCCCAAGGACCGTAAGGGGATCACGCAAGAAGCCGTCAGTCATGCGGTATCCCGCAGAGATTGGATCGGGTGAGTTTCCGCACGTAATGCAGTTCAAGGTGTATTGGCGGTGGGAAAACAAGGATATAGCGGAAACCCTGCAAAACCTGAAGGAAGAAACATCCAAGACGCTTGGTGGATTGAATAAACTGACTGAGTACATCAGGCAGGACAATCTCAGCAAGGAAACGGTTGAGCAAAGTGGGTTGAGTGATGAGCAGATTAGCGCACTGAAGGAGTTGGCAAACAACACCAATCTATTGAAGGTTGTTGATCCAACCATCAATGACACTTTGGCAAATATGCTTGCCAACAACCCAAACAAGGCAAAATTGATCCTTGAGGAAACCATAAAGTCGTATCAGACCCGTCTTAGCAGCATAGAGGCTGAAATCAGCGATGGTGCAGGTAGAATCGGTTTGGACGAAATGGAGCGGTCAATGGTGTTCAACCGCTTGAATGAGAACATTTCTCAAACAGGAGTGGGGCAGGCTGCTGTGTCTGGTGGGCTGTTTGGAGGAATATTGGGTGGTGTAGCAGGATTTTTTCTTGGTGGACTAAAGGGTGCAGCGGTCGGCGCGGGTATTGGCGGTGCCGCAGGAGCAGCAGGAGTTGCTGCCACAGTTGGCGCAGCAAAACTGTTTCAGAATGAGGCAGTGTACGATCAGATGCTGTCCATATACCTTCCGTTCTGCGGAAAGATAAACAACGAAGATAGTTTTCAATATGAAGAACCAAGCCAAGCGGTTGCTGGTGCGTTTTTTGATGCCGCAGGAAATCCAATTGAAACTGCTGGTCAGGCAGTCAACGTTGGAATAGAAAAGGCGGCAGGTGCTGTTGGTGCAGCGGGTGCAGGTGCCCTTGCTCGTGGAAAAGTTCTAAATCCACGCCTTGAAAAACTGTTCAAACAAAAAGATTTTAGATCATTTGCATTCTCTTGGGAGTTCTATCCCCGCAGCAAAGAGGAAGTGGAGCAGGTCCGCGAGATCATAGAAGCGTTCCGTTATCATTCGCACCCCGCAACAGATGACGCTACCGCAGAGAACCAAAGCAAGGTTCAGGTAGTGCTTCGCGTACCAGCAGAATTTGAAGTTCGTTTTTTGTCAACCAATCCCGATCCAAATGCAGCAGGGTTTGTGGAGAACGAGTACATCCCACGAATCGGTCGTTGCGCTCTGAACAGCATCTCAGTGGATTACACTCCAAACTCAATCTACAGTTCGTTTGTTGATAACTCTCCCACTGCAATCGTACTCACAATGCAGTTTACAGAAATGGGTGTGCTTACCCGCGAGGCAGTGGAGAAGGGCTTCTGATGTACTTTTCAAAGTTTCCACTAGTAAAGTATCCCATCAAGGATGGAGACACATTCAGATTTGCTTACGCTCGCAATCTGTTGCGACGAGTTGTCCTCAGTGATGGGCTAAAGAGTTCTGATTCTGCATTCATAGAGTACAACATCAAGGATGGAGAACGTCCAGAGCATATTGCTGAAAAACTGTACGGGGATCCTACGTTCCATTGGCTTGTGCTTCTGACAAATGACATCATTGATCCGTATTACGATTGGTACAAGTCAGAATCCGCATTGCAGGACTTCATACAGAAGAAGTACGGCAACCATTCTGTGTATTTTACAGATACGGGGAATGGGTTTACTTATTCGCCGTATATCGGGGCAGGCGCAACACTTACCCAAGGTAATATTTCATCACCTGTTCGGGATTACCAACCAACACTGTGCAAGTTGATTGTGCCTACTTCACAGTTCCAAGAAGGCAGTGCAACAATAACGGGAACCAGTGGTGCGCCTGTAAGTGTAACCATTCACCGAACCGAAGCGTCTTATATCGGTGTTCATCATTTTCAGATACCCCGAGGCGAAAACGACAGCGGTGCGTCCGATGTTGCCACGCTTGATCCACTCAGCCAGCAAACAGGCGACTACTCGTATGTGGGCGGGGTGATTGGTGGCACCACCGATGTGTATCCTGGAGACAACTCGTATTCTCCACCATATACGCCATCGGGAACGGTTGATTTTCACGAGACATATATTGGCAAGTACATGGGTGTTGTTGGTGACAAGGTAAACACCTACGCTGTGAGCAACTACATTTATGAAATGCAAAAGAATGACGAGAAACGAACCATAAAATTGCTCCACCCCCGTTACAAGGAACAGGCTATACGCGAACTTGAAGCACTGCTGAGGGTATAATGAGCATTCAGAATCATGGAAACGACAACCTAAAGGCAGGTGACTATAAACTTGAGCGGTTCACGTTGCACTCGCTGCTCAACGGAAGTTCCATTGAACTGAACAATCTGTTTCGCTATATTGAAATCTACGAAGATATATTTTCTCCGTACATTTCAGCCAAACTTCACATAGAGGACGCAAGCAATTTTCCCGAGCGGTTCCCCATAGTGGGTCAGGAAAAAGTTGAGATATCTTTCAGGAGCGACATCAATGCAATGCGCCCTGTTGATTTGGTGTTCCGTGTGTACAAGTTGGACAGCCACCGCATCAATCCAAATGGCAAGGTTCAGCAGTACACGCTCCATCTGATGAGTGAGAGTGGTTACTTCAACTTCACTCAATTTTGCGGATACGCGGTGGGCGGATCTGTTTCTGAAATGGTCAGAACTATATTTACGAAACATTTCACTCCCGAAGTGTGGAAGGACAAGTTGGTGGTGGAGGACACAAACGATAACTACTCGTTTGTCCTTCCTGCATCATATACCCCGTTCAAGGCAATAGAGTGGCTGTGTGGGAAGGCACACACCACACAGGGCAAGGAATACACACCATTCCTATTTTACGAAACCTTGGACGGGCACAGGTTCAAGAGCATCGCTTCTATCATAAAGGACGGCTCGGTATCTGTTCCGTACTACACGTACACACAGGCAAATATGCCTCATATAGACGGCATTCGGGAGACTGCGGGGGTCAATAGCATTCTTCCCAATCGCTATCTGAAGATACAGAAACTTGAAGAGTTGTCGCGATTTGATGAGATATCAAACATCATGAACGGTATGATCTCTTCTCGTTTGACCGTTCACGATTTGGTGCGCAAGGAAGCACGATCTGTTGAGTTTTTTGAAGGTGATGTGTTTGACAGCATTCCTAAATTGGGCGATCAACCGCACTTCAAGTCCACAGATCCAGAAACTTACAGGCTAATGACTAATGGTGTGTCGTACTACTATCTGCCGTCAACCGCGTACACCGTTGCGAGTCCTACAAACTCTATTACAGACAATCACCAATACGAGTCGTTGTATCTGAAGAGAAAGTACCACATGAATACTTTCCTTACACAGAAAATCGTTGTTGAGGTGTTTGGTGACAGTCGCCGCCGTGTTGGTGACATAGTTCATATTGATGTGTTCAAACCGCAGAGTGATGTGACATCCGTTAATGATAAGTACGACAAGAATCTCAGTGGCGAATACATGATAACTACTGTGAAGCACACATTGGCAACTGCGTACAGTTGCAAGTACGAACTTTCAAGAAACTGCATGGGGGTTTGATGAAAGGGTTTTTGGGAAAAGAAGGATTTGTATGGTGGCATGGCGTTGTAGAGGACGTTAGCGATCCCCTTTTCCTCGGACGGTGCAGGGTTCGCATTTTTGGTTTTCATAATCCTGATCTTGCGGAATTGCCTACGGGTGCGCTGCCGTGGGCATATCCCATGCAGCCTATTACAAGCGCAGCACTTTCAGGTATAGGTACATCTCCCACAGGATTGCTGCCTGGTTCTCATGTGTTTGGTTTCTTTCGTGATGGCGAAGAAGCACAAGATCCAGTGATCATCGGATCATTT